ACTTTATGAAGTGTTCTGCAGAGGTCGAGGATCTCAACTTGAGCCTTGCTGTACTGGGAGGTACGTCGGGATCATTTAGTGCAGTGGGCAACCTTAAGATTCCAAAAAACCTAAAAATATATGTTGGAACTGACCCAGATGAACAAGGTAGAGAGTACGCCAACAGGATTCAATTGCAACTACCCGGTCGAACCACTTACAGGATTCCGCTTGAAAACTTAATTGGAGGTTCAGATGATTGATTTAGACGCGGTTTTAGATGGCAAACAAGGCTCGCCGCGTCTGACTGATCTTCTGAAAATGGCTGAAGATCATCACGCGAAAGTAGGACCAGAAGGCGCGGACTCAGGGGTCATACGTTTTTTAAAGATGCAGACAATGCGTGATGGCACCGAAAAGGTAGCCAAAACTATTTCAAATCTCATCGTTATATTGAAACGTGACAAGCGATGGAAGAAAAAGATTTGGTTGAATCAGTTTAGCAAATGGCCCTACTTCAAAGATCGACCGCTAGAAGACACTGACTACACAGAAATCAGAGAAAGCATTGAGAAAAACTATGGAGTTGAGTTTTCGATTGCTTCGGTAACTGAAGCCTGTGCATACATCGCAAAGATCAACGGTAAAAATCCACTGCTCGATTGGCTGAATGGAACTATTTGGGATGGTGTTCCACGAATGGACGAGTGGGTAATGCGCGCGTGTGGTGTTGATGACACGAAGCTTGCTCGAGAAATGGGTCGTAAATGGTTGATCCAATGCGTGGCTAGAGCCATGGAGCCTGGTTGTAAAGCTGATTGTGTATTGATTTTAGTAGGACCACAAGGCGCAAAGAAAAGCACGACGTTTCGTATTTTAGCTTCACCAGAATACTTTGGAGATACAACGATGGATATCGGGCATGCCAATGCCTACATGCAGATTCATCGAGCATGGATCTACGAGGTTGCCGAGCTCGACTCTATTCGGAAAGCGAGAAACTCCAGCGTTAAGGCTTTTTTGTCTGCTCAAGAGGACATCTTCCGACCACCATATGGACACAACGCAGTGGTCTGGAAACGCCATACCTCGTTCTGCGGAACAACCAACAAGGCTGAGTTTATTACTGATGCCACTGGGTCACGACGTTTCTGGCCTCTTCATGTCGGCAAGATGAATTTTGATTGGACCCAACACAATCGTGAACAACTTTGGGCAGAAGCAGTCGTAGCATATAAAAACGGCGAGAAGTGGTGGCTTGAGGACGAGACTCAGGAGGCTCTCAACACACAATCATCAGAGTTCCGTCAGTATGATCCGTGGCAAGAAATCTTGGAAAGGTACATTAGTCATAATGGTATTGGATGCTCAACTACTGACTTGATGGAGCAAGCTCTCAAGCTTGAAAAGTATCAGATGACCAAAGTATCTGAAATGCGTGTGGCCGATATCATGCGTCAGCTGGGATACGAAAGAGTTCGTCGTCGGGTATTTGGGGATCGGAAATATGTTTGGGTTGAGATTAAAAAGGACAACGTGATTGAGATTGAAAAACCTGCTGTAGTTGTAGACAATGAAGATGTGAAGGGAAGCTGAAATGGAAGACGTAGAACACGAAGACATCAACGAATTTATTGATAAATACCTAACCGAAGAGGACAAAGACCTCATTTGCTCAAGGAAATGTAGAAGCAAAGTAAGGTCGTTTCCTGGTAACGAATTGTTCCATTTGTATTCAGAGGCGAACAAAGTAAAAGAGTTCTGCGCCAACGGGCATGATCGGAACGCGAAAGGATTCGGGGTCGATTATCTAATCAGCAGAGAGTTTTCTAACGAGTGGAACGATTCGGAAGAACAACCGTACACAGAGTATCGAACCACGGAATTGCTTCTTGACTACATAGATGATGGATATGTGTTTGATGATGACCAGCTGGACAAGATCTATGCTTGGATTTCGTTGACCCCGTACCAACTGATGTCAATGACTGAGCCTATTCGCACGCAGTTGTGCAGGGCTGCAGAGTTATTGTGGGATCTATGCGTCATGAAGAGCAAGGCTTTTGCGATACAAACAAACGAAACAGCTCAGAGCATGATGAGAGATATTATTAATCATTGGTCAGAAACTGTTATCATTCCTCACAGTGGTGTCGGAAGACGAAACCTACTGGAATAAATATGTCGGAATTAAAATCGATTCAAGAGCAGTGGGACAAACCAGTCCATTGGTCCATCGAAACAGAGGACACAAAGATAAACGTGCTCGACGAGGACAATGTATGCGTAGCGAGCTCAATAGTTCACTCGCACGTCAAAGAGTCTATCGAAGAGCATTTAGAAAAAGTAAAGGCAGCAATAGCAATGGATCTACTGCTGGCCCTTTCCGGTGAGCCAGAAGCTTAAGACTTCTTTTTAGCCGAAGTCTTTTTCTTAGCTGGAGCTTTTTTAGCAGGAGCTTTTTTAGCAGGCGCCTTTTTAGGTGCTGGCTTTTTGGGTGCTGGCTTTTTAGCTTCTTCTAAAGCGCTTTCCAACTCTGCAATGTAGCTGTACAAGACAGGAATGACCTGTGTCAACTCATACCCATGATTGCATGCCTTACCACTCATTACGGTTCGCATGCTGTTTACTTGTTCTTTCAAACTCATTTGTGACTCCAATTACAAACGTAGGCGTGGATTAAGCCCAGGCCATTCTCTTACTGAGACAATACCACCAGTTGCCCTTTCAATACCAATAGCCAACTGAAGTGATGGTGTCTTCCTGCCATACTCAAGATCTCGCAAGTACCCAATGCTGATCTGAAGTTCGAATTTATGAAGTTCGCCATTCAACCAGCGAATAAACTTCACTCGAGTACTCCGACCAGGGAGGCTTTTACGATACTCGGTAATGACCATTAGACACACCTTTGATTGGTACACTATCGAAATAGTTGATGTTTGTCTACTAAGAGGTGTGGCTCCTTGACACACTTTCGGTTAAACAGTACACTCACCAAAGAGAGGAACTCATGAATCAAGAAGAGCGCAAAGCTTGGCTCGAAGAGCGTCGTAAAGGATTGGGCGGCACAGATATAGCTGCGATTATGATGGCTGGTGCTGAACAATCTGAAAAGCTTGGTTCATTTGAAAATAGTCTATTCAAGCTCTGGTCTGAAAAAACAGGCCTGTACGAAACGGAAGACTATGACGATGCGATTTTGATGCGTGGTCGAGTAATGGAAAAGTATGTCTGTGAGTTTTATGAGCTCCATCTAGGGGAAGGGTGTACGCTCTGGGAAGAGGGACTGACATGGCATCCATCTCGGCCACGCATCTTTGGCACGCCTGATCGACTTGTAAAACAAAATGGCGTTCAGTTTGGAATGGACGCTAAGACAAGACGTTATCGATTCGGTTGGGGAGAGTCTGGAACTACAGACGTGCCACTCGATGTAGAGATTCAGATGAGGGTGTACATGGAGATCTTTGATGCTCCGTACTGGGACATCGCTACACTGTTTAGTCTCGATGACTTTCGCGTATACCGAATAGAACGAGACAAAGAACTTGGAGAATCGATACTAGATGTAGCAGAAGCGTGGTGGAACAAGCACGTTGAAGATGAAGTGCCACCAGATGTAGACGCAACCGACGCATGCAAGGAGGCGCTTTCTCAGATGAACCCACGAGTTAAAGACGACCCGCCAAGGGTTGCAACCGTCGCTGAAAAAGATCTCCACGAAAAAATCATCAAGATTCGAAAAGAATTAAAAGTGCTCGACGCTGAAAAGAAAGAGATGGAGAACTTGTTAAGAGCAAAGATCGGTGAAGACTCAGGCATACAGGGGGTTGCAACTTGGAAGATGAGCAAGCCGAGAAAGGTATTCGACAAGCAAAAGTTTAGAGAGAAAGAACCCAAGCTCTACGAAAAGTACTTAATAGAACAACCAGGAAGTAGAATACTTCGAATCAAAGAGGCAACATGAGCACTGCATTAAGCACAAGAGACAAGGTCACTCAACTAAATGAGTACCTTGAAAGTAAGAAAAACAGCCTGATTAAGATCGCTCCACAAGGAACTGACGTAGATCGGATTATCCGTGTTGCGATGTTTGAGGCCGTCAAGAACGAGCGGCTTGTGCAATGCAGTCCAGCCTCGGTATACATGGCTCTCGCTAAAGCTTGTGAGCTTGACTTAGTCGCTGGAGGGGTACTGCACCGAGCATCTCTGGTTCCGATGTGGGACAAGAAGAGCAAAGGCTACAACGCAGAGTTGTGGATTGAGTACACCGGCCTGATGGATCTTGTGAAGCGCTCTGGAGAGGTAGCTCACTTTAAAGCCGAAGTTGTCTATCAGAACGATGAGTTTGAACACTCATTTGATCTTGAAAGCGGAGAGGTTCTCCGTCACAAGAAGTGTCACGACAATCCTGGTGATTTGTTGCTCGCATACGCAGTTTGCTTTTTCAAAGACGGACAGCGCCAAGTAGAGGTTATGCGTA